GTCAACGACTGAAACTGAAGAAGCTGCGGAAAGACTCAGGCAAGAACGTTTTGAACGCGCCTATAGTGGCGACCCACTCTACATGGGGGCGGGAACTTCTACCCCAAAAAGAGAATACAGGCTTGCTAACCCAGATTGGCGTAAGGGCTTGACGACAATACCTCCGTCATTGCGGAATCAATAGACATATAACAGATCGTGTCTTTGTCTACTATTGATCCAGTAAAAGTATTTCAGCAAATCTCTGTATTGCCGGAAGATGAACAGGTAGAAATACTAAATCTTTTGGATCAACTAAAAAATGCAAAGACAAGGCAGTCTGCTAGGTCCGACTTTTTGTCGTTTGTAAAGGCTGTGTGGCCAGCTTTTATTGAGGGCGACCACCATAAGGTCATGGCAGATGCGTTTAATCGTATCGCTGACGGGTCACTAAAGCGGTTAATTATCAACATGCCGCCACGACACACGAAGTCGGAGTTTGCTTCACATCTGTTTCCCGCTTGGTTTTTGGGCAAGTACCCAGAAAAAAAAGTGATTCAGACTGCTCACACAGCAGAGCTTGCCGTGGGTTTTGGGCGTAAGGTTCGTAACCTTGTAAACTCAGAAGAATATCAACATGTCTTTAGAGATGTTTCGCTGTCATCTGACTCCAAGGCAGCAGGCCGTTGGAGCACCAACAAGATGGGCGAGTACTTCGCCATCGGTGTCGGTGGTGCGGTAACGGGTAAGGGTGCAGATGTTTTGGTCATTGATGACCCGCACTCCGAGCAGGAGGCCGCACTTAACGATCCGTCGATTTACGACAAAACATATGAGTGGTACACTTCCGGTCCACGGCAGAGATTACAGCCCGGAGGCTCAATTTGTATTGTGATGACGCGCTGGTCCAAACGCGACCTCACTGGACAAATTATCAAGTCTTCAATTGAGCGGGGTGGCACCGATGAATGGGAAGTCATTGAGCTTCCTGCCATCCTGCCAAGCGGCTCTCCACTGTGGCCGGGGTTCTGGCCGATGGACCAGCTAGAAGCCCTCAAGGCTGAACTACCAGTTGGCAAGTGGAGCGCTCAGTATCAACAAGACCCCACGTCCGAAGAAGGCGCGATTGTAAAACGCGAGTGGTGGAAACCGTGGGAAAAAGGCAGTCCGCCCCAATGTGAGTTTATTATTCAATCATGGGATACTGCATTTCTTGCAAAAGAAACAGCAGACTATAGCGCATGTACAACATGGGGAGTATTCTACGATCAAGATGGAAACTCTAATATTATTCTACTTGATGCATTACAGGAAAGATTAGAGTTTCCTGATCTTAAGGTTCGGGCTTACGACATGTACAAACAGTTCGAGCCCGACGCATTTATCGTAGAGGCAAAGGCTTCGGGTACCCCATTAATTTTTGAGTTACGAAGAATGGGGATACCTGTTTCCGAGTACACGCCGAGTCGGGGCAGAGATAAGATTGCCAGAGTCAATGCTGTGTCAGATCTTTTTTCGTCAGGACTTGTTTGGGCACCCAAAACACGGTGGGCAGAAGAAGTAATCGAACAGTTTGCTGCTTTTCCTGCTGGGGACTATGATGATCTGGTGGACGCGAGCACTCAAGCGTTGCTAAGATTTCGACAGGGTGGGTTTATTCAAATCCCATCTGATGAGAAAGAAGAAGAGTTTTACAGGCACAGAAGGGCAGAGTACTATTAGTGCTTAAGGGATAAATTATGGCCGTTGATAAAACATTGCTTTCAGAGCTTCGCCTTCCTGTTCCCTCAGAAGAGGATATTGAGGTTGAGCTTGAAGAAACAATTGATGACCTGAGTCCTGATATTGTAATTACCGAAGGCGAAGACGGCACAATTACAGTAGACTTTGCGCCGGAAGAAGACGGCATGTTTGCAACAGACGAACATGACTCGAATCTTGCTGAATACGTTGACGAAAACGAACTTGCTCACTGCGCCTCCAAACTGATTCAAATGTTTGAGGATGACAAAGCAAGTCGTTCTGACTGGGAGCATACATACGAAGAAGGCCTTGATTTGCTTGGCTTGAATATGGAAGACCGAACGACTCCATGGCCGGGAGCATGCGGAGTGTTCCACCCGCTTTTGTCCGAGTCGGTCGTTCGGTTTCAAGCTCAAACGATCCAAGAAATTTTTCCGGCAAAGGGTCCAGTAAAAACAAGGGTTTGGGGAAAAGAAACACTAGAGGTGACAGAGCAAGCGAATCGTGTACAGGAGTACATGAACTACCAGCTTCTTGAAGTAATGACCGAATACAGGTCAGAAACAGAAAAGATGCTATTTAGTCTTCCGCTTGCGGGTGCTGCGTTTAGAAAGATTTACTACGATCCAACGCTTGGTAGGCCATGCTCAATGTTTGTGCCTGCTCAAGACTTTGTAATTGGTGATGACGAAACATCTTTAGAAAACGCAGAGCGTTACACACATGTAATGAACCGAAGCTCAAACTACATTAAAAAGCTTCAGGTAAGTGGATTTTATAAAGATGTGGAGCTTCAGTCTTCAGAGCCCACGGCAGATGTAATTAAAAATAAATATGATGAAATTGCTGGTGTGTCGTTTTCGGGGTCCGATGATGATCGCCACGAACTACTTGAGATGCATGTTGATTACGATCTCCCGGGTTTTGAAGATCCAGATGGTATCGCACTTCCGTATGTCATTACAATTGACAAGGGCTCACGACAGATTCTGTCGATTTACAGAAACTGGGATGAGTCTGATCCCAACAGAAAAAAGGTCGAGCACTTTGTTGATTATGGTTATGTGCCCGGAATCGGGTTCTATAACCTTGGATTGATTCACATGATCGGCGGACTAGCAAAGTCTGCCACTAGTTTGCTTCGTCAGCTTGTAGATGCGGGCACCCTAGCTAACCTTCCGGGTGGCCTCAAGGCTCGCGGGCTCAGGATCAAGGGTGACGATACGCCGATTATGCCCGGAGAGTTTAGGGACGTAGATGTTCCTAGCAACAACATCAGGGACAATATTACGTTTTTGCCTTATAAAGAGCCTTCAGGTGTCTTGTACCAGCTTCTCGGTACAATTGTAGAAGAGGGACGACGCTTTGCTTCGATGGCAGACATTCGTGTCGATGACATGCGTCAGGATGCTCCAGTAGGAACCACGCTTGCAATTATGGAGCGTGCAATGAAGGTGCAGAGCGCAATCCAAGCGCGACTGCACGCCAGCTTGAAGAAAGAATTTAAAATCCTTGCACGGATTATTCGGGACTATACGTCACCGGCGTACCCGTATGAAACGACAGAAGAAGAGTCTATCAAGCGGTCGGACTTTGATGACAGAATCGACGTGTCGCCCGTCTCAGATCCAAATGCATCTACGATGGCGCAAAGGATTATGCAGTATCAAGCAGCTCTTCAGTTGGCTGCGCAGGCACCAAATTTGTACGACATGCCACTCTTGCATCGACAAATGATGGAGTTGATTGGTATCCCCAACGCGGACAAGGTTGTTCCGGGGGCCAACGAACCGAAGCCGAAAGATCCGGTTACTGAAAACCAAGACATTCTTACACTTTCACCCGTCAAAGCATTTGAGTGGCAGGACCATCAGGCCCACCTTCAGGTCCACATGGTTCTTAAAAATGACCCTGAGATGGGTCAGCAGGTTCAAAACACCCAGCTTGGTGGAGCTAGTCTCGCAGCCCTTGATGCACATATCAGGGAGCACCTTGGCTTCTTGTTCAGGAAACAGATCGAAGATGAACTTGGCGTCGAATTGCCCCCCATGGGAGAAGAGCTTCCAGCTCAAATCGAAAAGAAACTCAGCGTCCTTATTGCTCAGGCGGCTGACCAGATGCTGGGCAAAAAGCAGCAGCAACAGGAACAGCAGCGGATCGCGCAACAGCAGCAAGATCCTGTTATTCAACAGCGCCAACAAGAGCTTGAGATTCGAGCCGCCGAGGTCCAGAGAAAGGCTCAAGCGGACCAGCAAAAATCAATGCTCGATCAGCAAAAACTTGCCGCTGACATTGAGGACGATGAAAACAAAATCCAGCTTGAAGCTCAAAAGTTACAGCTTGAGGCCGCAAAACTTTCAGCAGAACTAGGGATTGAGCGGCAGAAAATTGAAATTGATTTAATCAAAGAGTAACATGGCTGATTCTGCTTGGGGCACGCTGAAGAAAAAAATACGTTCAGAAATGAATGAACTTGCAGATGCCATGGCTTTAGGCACATGCAGTAGCATGGAGCAGTACAAGCAGATGGTTGGTATGATTGAAGGGCTTGCTTGGGTAGAGAGAGAAATTCTTGATCTGGAAGAACAGCTCAAGAAACCTTTATAGAATGAAGGCGACATCGTAGTGTTTACAATTTTTTTTTAAGTAGTTAAAGTAGATCCGTAGCACCCCGCTATCATGTAGCGCAAAAACAGGAGATGTTATGACTGCTACAGCACAAGCAGGAACCGTCGAAGCGAATGCCGACACAGAGGCAACCCGGACAGCCTCACAGCTACCAGAGCCTAAAGGCTACAAGTTGCTTATTGCCTTGCCAGAGGTTGATGAAAAAACAGATGGCGGCATTATCAAGTCCGCAAAACACCAGCAAGAAGAGCATATTGCCACAGTAGTAGGGTGGGTTATGTCGATGGGGTCTGATGCCTATCAGGACAAGGACAGATTCCCAAACGGCCCATACTGCCAACAGGGCGACTTTGTTGTCTTCCGGGCCTTTAGCGGCACACGAATCAAGATTCACGGGAAAGAGTTTCGTCTAATTAACGACGACACCGTAGAAGCTGTTGTAGAAGACCCCCGTGGCATTGAGAGGGCATAACCATGACTACTAAGGAAGAGGCGTTTTTCGGCGTAAAGAATGAAGTCGCCACTGAAGTCCCTGACGACGACTTTGAGATTGAGTTTGTTGATGATACGCCGGAAGAAGACCGGCAGTACACAACTCCTCCCAAAGAAATCTTGGATCAAGAATCCAAAGAAAACTTGGTAAAAGGGTCAGCCGACGAGCCAGAAGAAAATAATTCTGAAGAAATTAAAAACGTTTCTGGGCGTGTTGAAAAACGCATTAAGAAGCTTCGTAGAGAGTATCACGAAGAGCGTCGGGCAAAAGAGCTGGCCGAACGTTTAAGTAATGAAGCTATGCGTGCTACTGAAAAACTTATGCACGAAAACAAGCGCTTGTCCGAGCTTGTGTTTCAGTCCCAAGAGGCTGCTGCAAGTCAGTCGCTTTTAAAGGCAGATGCAGAAATTAAATTGGCCGAAGATCAGTATAAGGCCGCGCTGGATTCTGCTAACAATACTGAAATTGTAAATGCTCAGAAGCGGTTGACAGATGCTCAGATGTTTAAAGTAAAATCTGAAGATCTTTCAAAAGAGATACAAGACAAGTGGACATCCGAGCCAGAGCAAACAAAAGAACCAGAGGTAAACTTTAATCAGGTTGCACCTGACCCCAAGGCACTAGAGTGGCAAGAAAGAAATGAGTGGTTTGGATCTGACTCAGAGATGACCAGCTTTGCATATGGTGTCCACGATAAAATTGTGTCTGAAGGAGTTGACCCAGAGACAGATGAGTACTATCAATTAATTGATTCTAGGATGCGTCAAGTATTCCCAGATCAGTTTTCATCTGAAACAACTGTCGTTGAAGATGAATCACCTCGCACACAGGCTAGTAACGTGGTCGCCCCGGCCAAGCGAGGTTCCAAGGGGTCGCCACGCAAAATCACACTAACC